GGAATTTAATATGCAAGGTGTTGTGGTTAACTTGCTCTAGGTCATTAACTATTCCATATTTTATTGCTGGGATACTTGAATCTACTGGTGAGAAGTTATAAAAAATGGTAGTTCTTGTGTTGTTTTTAATTGATAAGGTAGCTTTGGCTCCGCTATCAACTCCAATCTTCCCAGACTTTGAAAATAGAGAGTCCTTGGTATCTCTGTTGTTAAAATAAGGTGTTGTATAATTATAATCACAATAAACGTCAAAATTAAAGGCTGGATAAGAGAAACCCCCTCTTGTGTAGCCCAGGGAAGAATCTGAAAGATCAAAAGATACTATGGAATTCTTCTCAAGATTTAACTTTGGATTGATGGATAGAATGCTACCGTCACCTAAAGATTGAATATCAACAGAATTGAAGATAGTAGCATCATACTTTGAAGTTGCTAGCTTAATCTTAAATTTATTAATAACGATAGCGTAGTAGATCTGATTACTCAGAATACCAGAAATGTTTTGGGTATTTGGGATATAAACAACTTTTTCTCCATTAACAAAAGAATGTTGAGAGAACCGTAGTATGTTGTTTTTAATGTCAACATTTTGAATTATACTTTCTTTTGATAGTATTCTCTTATGGATATCAGAATACTTGAATTTTATTGTGGTGCTTATTCCAGAAACAACATCTAATTGAATATCATCAGAAATTTTTAGATTGTGCGTGCTCGCCAGAGAAACAGTGATTTCCTGTCTTAAGGCATCACCGGCTAGAACTTCGTAATTAGTTTTAAAACTGTGATAATTTCCAGTTCCATGGCGCACAAAAGCAAGAAGATTCGTGGTGCTACCAATACCGACGAAAGTTCCAAGAGAACCTATTCCAATCGGATAGGATGAGAGTCCGATAACATTATCATCAAATTTGGCAACGAATAAATCAGGTATTACACTTAATGAAACACTAGATATTCCGGTTGTTGCAACAAAGATAGGGGCGTTATTATAATCTTCGTAAATTAACTTGTCGTTTGTCTGTAATTTATGATTTGGGATAAGAATTGATCTGGTGGGAATTTGTGCAAATGTTGCACCAGTTCCAGGATTACTGAAATATAACGTGCTCGTAATACCAACACCGAAGGTATTTCCAAGTCCAACGCTTTCACTTGGAATAAAATAGTATTCTCTGTTGATTAGACCACTATTAAGGTTTAGGTCATTATCAATAGCAAGTTTTCTTGTCTTTTCTGTTATAGCTGTTCCAACAGGATACGAATTTATGCCTACAGTGCCGTTATAATCTCTTTGAACTCTGATTCTTGAGTTTTCCGGCTCAATATTGAGAACTTTTAGTTCCTCTTGTCCTAGATTATAGATGTCATTGGGTAAAATTTCTGCTTCAGATAGATTACCATAAACACTTAAGTACACAACGGAAGCTGTATCACCACTTGATAGAATACCAGTAGCGATAATTAGTTGATTATTAGTGATTTTTACTTGTTTTTGTGTTTTTTGGCCTGTATAAGCACTAAAATTTACAATCTCATTATTAATGAATTGATGTGGAACACTAGAATAACCTATAAGTAGGCCATTTTGGCTTAAGATCTCCAAATTTTCGACAATTTTGTCACTACTTGCGATACTTGTTACCGTTTTTCCGGTAATTTTAGAAATTTTAGCAGTATTATCACCATCAAGCTCAATAATGCTATTAACACTGTAACCATCACCAGAAGAAATAACGTCAATCTTATCAATTTTGGCTGGATTAACAGTTTTTATTGAAAAAATATCATTTTTAATCTTATATGGAGCTATTAACCCATCATAGATTGTGTTATCGGACTTAAGATTGTATGGAGTCGTGTTTCTTAGAACATTTAAGGATTCAATATTGGTTGAATTTTGATTTGAATTTGTATTAAAGTTAAATGGAATTGTTTCCGCGTAATAACTATTACCTACAACATACGGAAATTGTGGTTTTTTGTAATTAACGAAAGATCCAGTAGTTTCAACGGTGGTTTCAAACGTTGCGAAATAAGCGTACACACCATTTGGGTATTCTGGTGTTACACAATAACGTCCATTATGTTCATCTAGATCACCAGCTCCAGTATATTCATAATCTTCTACGAAAAATCCAACAGGGAAAGAATTCGGCCTGTTCCCCAAAGTTAGAGCGGAATTGGATTTTAGAGTGTAACCAGAATTTAACTGTTTTATCGTCGTTGAACCGAATCTTGAAGAGTAAGCATATGGACCATAGATTGGATTTCCATCATAAGCCCAGCCAATAATCGGCGAGTGAAGAGTTGAATTTATTTCCCGACCACTTGCGTCTAATTTAAGATCCTGTTCAAAAATAATGTTTCCGCTAATAGAGCGTCTGGTGTAGACAGATTGTCTTAGTTTTCTGGGGGCGAAAAGATGATAATATTGTAGTCCAGTATTTTGGTTTAGTGCATTAAGAATTACACCATCATCATCACTAAAATAGTTGGATCTATTATATTTTTCAAAAAGATTTATTCTCCAGGATTTTATTGTTGTTCTAAATTGAGCACCTTCACCTGGAGTAATAACAGTTATTGTAGTTTTACCCGCAGTATAATTAAACCCACCTGATATGATCTTTACATCAACAATTAAACCATTTTGAACAATAGGTGTTAATACAGCATTATAGCCATCACCCTGAACTATAATGTCTGGTGTTGAAGTATAGTTAGTACCGGAATATAAAATAATAACACTTGTGATTCTACCGTTGTTAATAACTGGTTTAATTTGCGCCCCATTACCTTTAGATACATTAACCTTTGGTTCAATATTATAATCTAGAATATCCTCAGAACCATAAGAAGATCCACCAAACTCTAGAGTTACGTCTTCAATTCCACCTCTGAATGCGGGAATAACCTTAGCGTTAAAGTTAGCATTATCAAAAGTTGCTATTCCGATTCTACCCTTAACCTGAACATTGATCGGAGGATACGAGAGGTACTGATTAGCAGAACTAAAAGAATTTATACCAACATAGTTTTCTGTCTTGTAATAAAAATCCCTAGGATCATTAGAATTCAAGTTAGAAAGTTTAACATGATCAGAATCAACAACTTTAACGTAATATTGAGTATTATTTGTTAATCCTGTGGATACCGTTCCGGCTGTAGTGTAATATACAATCTCACCACTATTGAACTTATGGTCTTTTATTTCAAGAGTGTTGGATTCAGTAACAATTCCACTAATATAATTCTTTCTGTTAGTATAACCATCTCCTGGGTTTATAATTGAGATAGAACCGATTTTTTGTTTTTTATCAATAGCCTTAAGAGAATGTAATCCTGTGCTTTTGCTTGTTATATTGATGCTATTGATTCCGGTAACGGCATCAGAGCGATTCTTGTGGATAGAAATTTTTAAACCATTTTTGGTATGAATGAAATATTTTTCATTGGCAACAATATTACCAAGTGCTGTTTGATTGTTTGGATTATAGATAACCTCTTCGCCTTGTCTGAACTTATGATAAGTGCTAAAACCTATGGTATCCAGAGAAACCGAAACATCTGTGTCAGCATTGAAAAATTCAACATGTTCAAATTCTATTAGATTTGCTTTGGCAAGAGCGTTCTTACCATTTCCACCTATGATTTCAATAGTGGGATCATCAAGATAATCAAAGCCTGAATCGGTCAGATCAATCTTTTTAAGGTTACCTGAAACCGTCGGATAAACAATAGCCCCAGAGCCAGTGTTATCGGTAACGGTTAGCTGTGGTGGGTTGATAATGTCGTAGTTATTACCAGGAGCCGAAGAGACAATCTTTATAACAGGACCGTAAAAAATTTGATGCTGAGATTTATAATTCATAATCTCAACGCCATTTTTGAGGATACCTACCGCAGACAAGGGCGTAACGGTTTTGTCGCTGCAAGTCATTGGTATGACTAGCTTGCGAATCAGGTTTTGGGGTTGGATGGTCTTTTGTTCAAGGTTGTTTCCGGTGAATTCAAAGAACTCCAGGCTACTGTTAGTAACAGAGCCACTAAAGGTGATATAGTTTTGATTGTATAGATTTTCTCGGCTTAATGCAAACTTTATCGTGCGTTCATCTATCTTCTTGACAAAATATATTCCTTCATTAAACAGCTTGTTTGTAGAACTCGCTGGCCTATAAACAACACTGTCTCCAGTAAAAAATGGATGATTTTCCTCAAGAATAATTTGATCTATAAAAGATCCTGAGAAAACAATTTTACCGATATTGGTAGTTAATGAAGTGTTAAGATAAGAAGGTAGAGAAGGTGATAATACATAAACATTTCTATCCTCATCAATATAAGTATTCTGGACGTTAGCATTATAGATGCTAAGTTCTGGAACACCTTCAAAATTAGTTTTTGTTATATTTTTTCTTATTGTGTAAGTCTTATTGAGATCAACAAGATTATCAAAACTTGCAATGATTGATTTATCATTAAAGATGTTAAGAACGGTTCCAGGTATTTCTGTGTTTGAATTTTCAACAAGTACACATGAATCACCGACACTAAAGACACAATCATCAGTAGTTGTGACTTTATATGACAAGTCGCTGTGGTCGGCGATTTCAATTGAAACAATGCTATAAGACAATGGAATATTGAACTCCCAGTCATTTGCTCTTAAATCGTAGGACGGATATCCAAGAGTTTCAATATTGAATTCCTCTTTGGTTTTATAAGAGTAATTATTCCCAATAAATTCTGGCTTATCAAGAACACCTGTAACTCTTAGCTTGATCTGCTCCTGGTTTGAATTATATCCATAAGCAAAGGTATTCAATCTAATGTTAAACCCATTCTTTATCGCCGAGGTTATACCACTACAACCAAGAAATTGATTAAGATTCTTTGATGCGTATTGGATGATGAGATCTTCACCGTTGGGCTTTTTAAAAACAAGACTTCCAGAATTAGGAAAACCAACTGTTGAGTCAACATCAATATAGGTTGAATTTGATACAACATCTGAGAGAATTACTGTTTGAGGGTGAATAGTGAATTCACTCTTAAGCGTACCAGATACGTCAATATCTTTGTCGTAGTCAAAATCAAGACTGATAATATAGTAGTTTTTATTGTTTCTTACTATTTCTTCAACATATGTTATTGTACCTCTGGCCTCAACGATGAATCCATCACCATCTTGATATATTGTTCCGTTTACAAGCTCTTTCGGATTACCTTGTAGTGCATCAACAACTAATTTCTTAGAGACTCTGTATTGTGCATTTGATGCGGAAAAAAGCCGATCTCGTGGTAATAATACCTTAACATCAACACCATAAAGAGCAGCAAATAGAATTCTAAAAGATTCTTCGGTTCCTTTTGTTTGGTAAAAATCTTTTAATCTCTTAAGAAAATTAGCCTGATTCAGAGAAGTGAAGAGTTCTCTATTTTCAAATCCAGGAGCTATTTTTTGTTTGAGTCCAAATAGAAATTCTTTTAGGAAAAATGAACTTAGATTATAAACTTTTGACTCAGAAGAATGTAGAGATGCCTGAGTCTGATTAAAGATTAACTTGTTAGATTGACCTCTTTCAACACCACTAAATCCCCGAATACAACCTTCAAAAGAAGTATCGGTTTTAGATGTATAGGTGATAATCTCATCATCAATTTTGAGAAGTCCGTAAGTCTCAGGAAAACCCCTTGTTGATTCTACGGCTAATGTATCGTCATCAAAATCAACCGAGTTTAAAAGAATTGTACTTTCTGGAATTTCAAAAATAACATCTAGATCCAGATACGAATCAATATTTTGAACTATCTTATTCGCATTATCAGAATAATAATACTGTTTTAAAAACTCACCAGCAAGAGGATATTCTTCTCTGACATACTGGGGTAATTGATTTTCTACGATAGAAGATAGTTCAATTTTCATATTACTTGATGATTAAATCCCCGTTAAAGTAGCTAGAAGTTGGAACATAATTAACACCCGAAATATCGTATCCAGAAGAGATAGTATCCGATACCATATTCACGGTGCTAGAATCAATATTTAATTGTAGATATAGATCTTGCAAACCTATAACATCATTAGATTTGGGTGTTGCCTTAATATCAATGATATTATCAATACCCACTGTTTTTTGTGTGCTGGTAATATTTATGGGGTTCAGGAGAATCTCTCCTTTCTTATAATTAATTGTTCCAACGTTATTTCTGATAACTACTGGTTGTTGTGAAGCGTCTAATCTGAAGAGGAACATGACACCGTTTTCATTATTAGATGGTAGATCTGAAAGATATACATCGTAACTAGAACCAGAAATCTTAAATGCTGTAGATTTGATGTTATATCCCGTCTGCTTATTGATGTGGAAGGCATTACCGAAACATATCTCATAAAAAGCGAATTTGTTAATTTCCGCTTTCATTCCTCTTTTGATTGCGATCTTAGTTATGTTGGACGTTATCGCAGAGTCGCTTTCATCAATGATCTTAAGAAACTTGCTATACTTAAATCTTGCACCGTATCGGTTTAGCTCTGACGAATTGGCATAAGAAATGATATTGTTTAATACTGTAGTCTTAAGAGTATCGGGAGTAGTTGAGAAATTACTATTATAATAAACCGATGACTCAAATTCAATATAGAGGTACTTAAGATCAATAATTTCGGGAACAATTCCACCCACAGCATATTTGCGGAGAATTGTTTTTATATTATCCTTAACACCGTTTGAAACGAATGGACCATTGATGGGTTTGATTGAAATAAAAACCTTACCATACTTAGGAGGATTTAAGGTCTCCCCACCAAACGCAGAAACTGATTCTGCCTCAGGATAAATCTGTGGAATAATAGCCTCATAATCAGAAGCTGTTACGGCTCGTTGTTGTGTTGAATAATTTAATGGTGCGAATTTCTTAATAGAAGCAATAGATTCAATCGCCTTGCCACCAAATGAAGCTGTGTTTGTGGCAATTGCTGATATATCAGAATTGACTACTCTTCCGTTGTTATCAAAAATTCTACCATTGAACTTGAAAGAGGAAATTCCGTTACCATCTTCACCATTAGAAATAACGTAAGAAGCCTCAATAAGAGTATTGGATTCCAACTTCTTACCGAAGATATTATCACCGAATAAAATTTGATATCTTTCGTCTTCTATTTCCTGTACAAAGAAAATCTTTGAATCTGATTTAACATTGAAAAGATTTTTTACCAGATTATACTTTTGGGTCACATTGGTTAAATCACTCTCTCTTATCAATACTTGAATAAGAGATGTGTCAATGCCTTCGTTGTCTAAAACGAATTTTGAATTATCGCTGATAACATTGAAATTCTGTACGATATAAGACCCTTCATATACAGTAACATTATTAAATGTTGCTACATTATTAACAACAGGAGCAACGATATCTTCTAAAATACAAAAGGTGTAGCTAGATCCATTAAAAGAATCGCTAGTTACAACAACACCTTTCTTTAGTGTTAAGGTAATTGGATTGATGGGTAGATTAGTTGTATCTACGGAAAAACTTATATTCGCTCTGGCTGAAGTTCTTGATCTTGGAGTATAACCAATTTCTTTTGCTCTGGATACAACATTCTCTCTTAATGTTGCAGAATCCAGAAAAACCTCATTGGATACCATGTTGGTATTGTATGAGGAAATGTAGGTATTATAAGCAAGAATATCAATAATGGTTGCAAAATTAGAACCCTCAAAATCGTAGTCAGTAAAACTAGAATTTGCTCTAAGATAATCTCTTAGAGAGGCTTTGATCTCATTAAAATCCAGGGTGGTGAGATTTACTATTGCCATTTATCTGACTGTTTCCAGAACTAACGTTAATTGTTGGGTTGGTGCATTGATGCCAATAATATCGTAGGTTATTACAACGTTATAATTGTTATTATCATAATCTGGATTTGCCTTGACATCAATCAAAGAAACTCTAGGTTCATATAATCTGATTGTTTCGGATGCTTCAGATTGTATCAAAGAAGCTGTTATGGGATCCATGTTTTCAAATAAAAGATTTGTTATGTTACTTCCTTTATCTGAATAAAAAGCCTCACCTTTTACTGTGGATATTAAATTACGAATAGAGCGGGCAATCGCAGTTTCATTTTTAAGCACAAGAATATCATTGGTTAAAGGATTAACATCAAATGAAATGCTTATGTCTTTGAAACTGCGACTTACCCGCTCTATCGGCATTTATATTATTAAATTAAGAGTTATTTAGCCATTAATTACATTGGGTTCTAGGCCATAATCCCAAGAAGATTCAACTGAAAATAGTTCCTTATCTTCGGTTTTCATTTTCTTGTTTTTCTGATCATGAAGAACTTCTCTTAGCTCAAGAGAACCATAATCGGTCACGAGCGAAGTAGTTCCAAACTCTTCTTGCATAAGGCTAACAACTCTATCTGCGGCAGGCATGGGTCTAATCTCCTAAATGGAATTTAAGAGAAACTTTTTCGGTGGTTTCTTAATCACCAAGGGTATTTATGGCAGTGTTTTCTAAATAAAGTATGTAATCGCAACCAATAAATGGACGAAGTATCAAGGGCTTATTTTGAGATGTATGGATATACAGTAACAAACGAAATGTTTTCCCACAACGGGGAAGTGAAATACCAAATAGTGAAAGAATCCGTTGATACTGAAGCTGTTAAAGAAAGAATCGCAAAAGGTAGTAAAGAAGCCGCTAATCCCAAGCATTCACGAAAGGATGTTGATGCCCTTCATAATAAAAGACGTGAAGAAGTTAAAGAACTGACAAAAGAAGAATATCGTAGCAATATCAGTTATGCCAGAGCCTCTGTGAATGGCTCACGAAAAAGAGCCAAAGAACAACCAGGAAGTCATAAGGGTGATGATACCAAATACCAGCATGATCTTAATAAAAAAGCTTTTAAAAATCTAGTCAATCAAGAAAGAGCGAAAAGATCATTAAATAAAGAAGAAACTGAGGTTATTGTTTCCCATCTTCTGGATCGGGGTTTTGCTGATACTGAAAAGAGTGCAGAAAATATTATGGAAGCAATGAGTGATCAGTGGGTTGAATCCATTTTATCTGAAGCACCTTTTGATGTTTATCGTGGAAATACAAGTGTGGAAGGAACGAAAGTTGGATCATCTCAACCAACCAAAGTGAATAAATCTTCCTATGCGACCAGAAAGGCTGCTAATAGAAAGGCAGACAAATTGAATATGGATTATGGGGCTAATATCCACAGTGTTGTAAGAACACCTGAGAATTGATACGTTAAATGAAAACTTTTGTTGAATTTTTAACAGAATCCAAGAGAAGTCACATTAAGGATTTTATTACCTTTGCTTGTGATCATCTTGAATTAGAAGAAACACCAAATGTGATTATTATTGATAATCCTGAGTTTTCTTCTATGAACAAAACCTTCGGTATTTACAGTCTTGCCGATGATACGATAAAAGTTCAGATAGCCGAAAGACATCCTATGGACATTTATCGTACTCTCGCTCATGAGTTGGTTCATTATAAGCAGAAGTGTAGTGGCAAAGAAATGGATGGCGGTGATGGTAGCGATATTGAGAATGAGGCCAATGCAACTGCGGCTGTTATCTTAAGACAATACTCAAAACAAATTCCCAATCACGGTTACTGATATGAAAACGTTTAAAGAATTTATGGCAGAGGCCAAACAAGAAAAAAATCTTGGCCCTTTAGAAAAAGAGGACATAAGAAACAAAAGAGTAACAGGATCAACTTCATTAAGAGATCGACAAACAGGAATGAGGCGCACGCTTCATTCTGCAAGCAGAGGCACCAAATATGATAAAGAATCCAGGGATGAATATAGAACAGATAGTGGTAATTTGCCTGACACTAAAAAAGAGGTTAGGGCTAGAATTGATAAACTAAAAGGTTATAGACATGGAAGAATGTTTTCGAGAATGGTTCGTGGTGATTTAAGTCATCCTGAATCAAGAGAGATTAAACGTAATATAGAAAAACGAAAAGCAGAAAAATATATTGAAGTTGCTAATACAAAAAGCAATATTAAAAAATTTGGAAGATGAAAACCTTTCGCCAGTTTATATCCGAGGCTAGAAGAATGAGAGTTTTGAGAACTGCTCATTACACTTCTAGAGAAAATAAAGAAAAAATTTTAAAACATGGTTTTAAACCTGGTAGTAGTGGGGCTTATCATCCTAGAGAAGATGAATATTATCATAAAACCGTTTATACTACACCGTCTTCACGAATTGGTCGGGAATATGGAAAATCAAGGGTTAATTTATCATTAGTTAATCCAAAAGTAAAAACAACCACGTCAAAAATAAAATACAAAGAAAAAGTAAAAGAACTATCAAATAAACATTCAGGCGAAGAATTGGTACAAAAGGCTAAATCTTTGAGTCCTCATTATCAATCAAGAGAAGCTATTAAAAAAGGTGGGAAGGTTGTTAAAGTTCCTGATGCACATCATGATATGTATGGTCACCACAAGGGTTCTTATATTATGGTTGATAAGGATGTTGCCAATAAGTCAATTAGCAAAAATCCCAGACCATCAATAAGAGCAAAGGGTAAACCACAAAGAACCAAAACTCAACCGAAGAGAAAATGAAGACTTTTAAAGAATTCATGTGTGAGTCACAGGAGGTTCTTGATAAGATAGGATCTGCCTGGCAAAGAAAACATCCAGGAATGAAATTTCACTCTTCAATGGGTAATCAAGGTGATGTTAGACTTCATGCTATAGAAGTACCAAAAGAAAAACGCGGCAAGGGAATCGGTACGAGAGCAATGAAGGGTCTGACGAATTATGCAGATAAACAACAAAAAAGAGTCACTCTTACACCACAAGCGGATAAGGGTAAAAAGGGTAAGTTAGAGAAGTTTTATAAGTCCTTTGGGTTTAAGGCAAACAGTGGAAGAAATAAGGATTTTACTATAAGAGATAGTAGAATCAGGAATCCCCAACAATCTCAGAGTAATAAGAATCAGACCAATAGGAATAGTAATCGGTCTTCTTAAGAGCTTCTCTAAATTTGAGAAGCTTTTCTTTTGGTTGACCAAGAATTAGATTATATTTTTGGTTATTGGTCTGAACGCCGTTGATAAATGTGTCATAATCAGCACAGTCCTCAAGGAATAACCACTCGGGATATTTTTCGTTATAATGCTCTACCCATGTATTGATGGTGGTTAGATCTGATGAGTCAATGATGTAAATGATGACTTCGTAACCGTCAATGGGAACGAGTGAATCAATAGAGCATTTAACAATCTTATGATGGCTGTTCTTTGCGTATGGGCATATAGCAAAATTTCCCAGCTCTGGCCGAGACTGAGAAACTTTGTCTATCCAAGAATTAAGATCCTTGACCTCTTGTGGGCTTGCGTCTTCCATTTCTACTGGTTGTTGTTAATGTGAAATCATTCGGGCTTGGCAAATCTCCA